ACCTATAACTTGCAACTTATCTGCAAATAATTTACTAATAGTTTGATACTTAATAACATATTCACCATTTTGATTATCACTATCAAGTTTAAATACCCCCAATTTTGTTAATTCATCAATAAAGGAATTGCACCATTTTTCAGATTTGTTTGATAAGTCAACCCAATCAAAGTTTTCAATATTAAGTTTATCCTCTAAACTCAACTCATCAACCCCCTCATTAACAAATTTACCAGAAAAAGGCAATTTCATATCACTACTAAATTTAGCAATATCTTTTATAGGCTTCTTTATAATATTACCACTCCTTGTTTTGTAGTAGATATTATGGTTGGGGGTTAGTAATGCATTGTATGTTTGGTTCTCAATCCTGTGCATTTTTCCCTTATAAGGTTCATTGATAACATTACTTGGTAAAACAGATGTCATTGTATTTGTTTCTAAATCATACTGAATGACTTCTGTATTGATATCAATATCCTTAAAGTTAACCCAGCCTTTGGGTGTTAGTATTTCAGTACCCTCACCATGACATTCTGCAAAGGTCATACCAACATCACCAATTTCAGTTATTGGCATTCTTTTATAGAGATCAGCCCAGAATGTTTTAACATTCACCTCAATTTGTGCAATTGCCAACATTGTCCTTTTAATAACCTCTCTTTCCTCATTTGATATCTTTGTTCTATAATCATCAATATCAGTTGTGAAATTGAATTCAGTATTATGTGTTACAAATCCATTACACACCCATGCAGGGTATTCTTTATTATCCACACTAACACAATAAACATAATCATCATAAAGATATTCTAAAGATAAAAATCTAGCTTCAATTATTGGATTAGATTTATTTGGATTTGTGATTTCCCTATGCACTTTACCCCTTGATTCAAATAAGTTTGTAAATTCATTAATTAGCTTAACTGATTCATAATGTGTTACTTCAATTGTGTAGTTATCTTTAACATTATATAAATCACAACCACCTTTACCATCTGGCATTAATTGCTTAGAACCATTTTTTTTATAAACTGTTGATTTAATACCTAAATTAAGTAATAATAATTGTATTTCACATATAAAATCATAATTACTTTGTGATATTTTTATAGATTGATGTTTTTTACTCTGATAAACACACCCATCAGTAATATACAAACCTTTTAAATAACTTTTAATAGTTTCTTCAGTACCTCTCCAAACCAATTCAGGAACAACACCCTTAACAAATGTATATGGTATTCTTTTGGAAATCATTTTCCTACTTCTAACATTTTGGCTAGTTATATGCTCTGCACCAAATGTTGGAACTTTACCTTTTAAGTCATAATGAGAATAAACTTTATTTAAGGCTAATTCTAATTCATCAATGAAATGATATTTATGACTCCAAACATGCCAAGCATATCCATTCCCATGATTATGACCATCCCCTTGGTAGTGCCCTATTAGAAAAGCCAATTCAGGAAAATGTTCATTACCAAATAAACCTTTTTTTGTTTGTATTATTAATTTATCATCAACAACCAAATCTTTAACTTCTTTCCAACCATCTTTGGTTAATACCCTATGATCATTAGTCACATCATGTACATAACCCTCTTTTGTTGTTAGTCTATATATACTTCTATGACCAGTCCTTATCATCTTTGATGATTTAACTTCTTTAACCCCATCAAATAAAATCAATTCTTTATCCTGTTCATACAATTCTTTAACAGTAAACATACCTTCACTAGTCACTACACGTTGGTTATCTCCAACACAATGAAGCCAGTAAGCATGTCTAATTGCATCCTTATATGCTAATAAGGATGGATATTCATAAGGCAAAATATTCACCCTCTTTTCAAAAATGTTCTTCATATATTTTTTTTTATTGGTTAAGATAAATATGAAACCAGAAAATAAAAGTATCCAATTTTGATTATAAAATCAATTTTTTATAAAAAATTATCATTGCTATTTTTCTTAACCAATAATTCTTTAATCCTTTCTTTCTTGCGCTCCACTTGTTGTTCTTCAAATCCTAAAAATGTTGCTGTTGTGTCTGTGTCAATTTCAAGCATTTCATTATCAAACTTGCAATTCTCAAATACAATGCCATCTTTACCAATCCTTGACTTGGTTATTGCAACTGTGGCCAAGTTCATCTCCTTCTGTTGCAAACTCTTTGCAATACTAATAATAACATGTCCAACCTGGGCTTTCTTAATTGAACCCCCCATCTGGTCATTTGTTACCACATTTGCAGAAATAGATGAGTTGTGTGTGTAAATGTCATTGGCATAAAACATATGGGTATCATCAACAGTAATGTCAATTGTATCCTCTTCACCTACCAATTCAATTGATTCAATTTCATCAAAAATATTATTCTTATCTTTAATAAAAAGCGTATTACCAACAGACAAACCACTATCAATGGATAAGAACCCCCCACCTAATGTTGGAAATTTGTGCTTTGCTGACACTTTTATTTCCTTTCCACTTTTTGTCTTAATTCTATAAACAGGCTGCTTCTCAATAGGAAATATATAACTAATTGCTTTATATCCTTTATGAGTTAGAATATTATCTCCAACAACAACATCCTTTATTTGAACCAATCCTTTATTCTCAATATCCACAATAGTATCTAAAGAAACACATCTATTTCCTTGCGTACCAAGCCATCCAGCAATATTCAACTCATGACACATAGCCTCAAAATGACGAATAACTGATCCTTCATTTTTCCAATCATCACCACCTTGTCTATCTGGAACAACACAATCAATATAATCCAAAACAACCAAATCAAGTTTAATACCATCAGCAATCACTTTTCTAATCTGATTCTTTATCTGATTCATTGTTAATGTGTCAGATGGTAACTTCTTTAATATTAATTTATTTGTATGGGATTCTTTTATATTATTAACAGTTTCAAAAACAACATCTTTATGATTTGGCAATTCATCTGGTGATATCTTTGTCCATAGGGTTATATGCTTTCTCTGAATGATTTTTGGATTATCTTCAAAAAAGATATGCAACACATTATAATTATTATTGAATGCTGTGTTTGCAATTAAGGTCAATAGAGTTGATTTGCCAATACCTGGGCCAGCAAATACTATTCCTACCTCACCTTTTGCCAAACCCCCCTTTAAAAGGAAATCTATGCCCTTCACACCCATTGGTATTGGGTGTCTATAATCCTCATCTAATACACCAACCAAATCATTAAAAACCTCAAAACCATTTGTCTCTTTAACACCAACTTGTAAAGCATATCTTAATAAAGTTTCAAGTTGATCATAAGATTCAAAATCTCCCTCATTAATTACCTTCTGTGCTTTTTCCAGAACAATCTTAACTTCTTCTTGTTTACAGAATTTTAATGCTTTCTCTTGAACTAATTCAACACCATCAAGGGGGGCATTACTAATATTTGTTATTGTATCAATAACAATCTTTAATGCCAATTCTTGGGAAATTTCAGACTTGGCAATCATATTCAATGTCTCAAAGTTTGGGGCAGCATCATATTTCTTATGATATTCCTTAATCATCTGAATGATTAACTTAAAATACTTATTCTCAAAATAAGATATCTTAATGAAATCTAATATTGCTCTTGCAAACTCCTTATCCAATATAATTTGATTGATTAGTTGCAGTTGGAATGTTTGACCCAAGTAATCAAAATTCTTTGACATAAAAAAATATTAGTGGTTAGACAATAAATTCTTCTCTAAATACTGGTGTGTTAAATTCTCACTTATTAGGATATTTGTTAATTCTTTTAAAGAATCCTTAATGAAGTGTCTAATGTCAACAGTGTACCTAACTTTTGGTGGATATTGCTTTCCATCAAGAATTCTATGAGATACAATCTGATCTGCAATTTTAACATAAATGTTAAATAATTCTGGCTCATCTGTTGATGAAGTTTCCATAATGGTTGGGTCATACAAAATGCTATCTTTGTTGTCAACAAGATAACCTATTGATTTCATCTTTAAATACTTTTCAAGGTCATCAGAAAAGTATTTAACAAAATCATAAATTTCCAAAGAATCCTTTGCATTTGGATTAATGTTTTTAATGTTTAAAAATCTTTGAACAATAATGTTGTTGTTTAATGTTAATAAAAACTCCACCTTTGTTGTTTCGCTCTGTCTCATAATTGTTTGTTTAATTTATTAATTTTTTTTCTCTTTTCTACTTAATTTCATAAATGGTCTAACAAAATCAACCCAAGCATCTTCTCTCTTTGGTAAGAACTTAAAGAATCCATCATCCCTCATTAATTTTAATAAGTTCTTATAACTTCTGTCAGTTGGGTCTAATTTTTCACTATAAATCTCCTGCACCATTTTCTTGCCTTCATCTGTTATAAGTGGATTTTTTAAATCAATTATTTTACCAGTTGTTTCAAAAAACTCATCCCCAACCAAACCAGATTTACTAACACCAGATATTATATTATTCAAAGTTTTACTCTTGGTTTGTTCATACATTAACTTTGCCTCACTTATAATTTCATTCAATGTATAATCCCTTTTTTCAAAATTTGGAAACAATGTTTTTAATTTCTTTTCTCCAAAATTTGCTATGCCATATATATTATCTGATGTATCCCCAACTAAGACTTTATAAACATAGACATTATTATGGGGAATATCAATATCTTTAAAGTTTATTAAATCTCCATTCTTATAATAAACCTTAGAAACTGGTGAATATATTGTTACATTATTTTTAATTAATTGTGTTAAATCTTTATCACCAGAAAAAATAATCATATTCTCATCATTTGCCACTTGTGTGTAATTGGCAATTAAATCATCAGCCTCATTCTGATCCACCTGGCATTGTCTAACAAATATTTCTTCAAGATAATCCTTAACTCTATCCCTCTGATATAAGTATGATTCATATTTGTGTTCATCCATAGAAATCCTACGGTTTTCCTTATACCTTGGGTATATGTTTTTTCTTACTAGTGAATTTTCATTCCCATCCCAGAATACAACAACTTTATCATGATTATGTTTTTCAAGAAATAATCTTATTGTATTTAAAAAATGGAAAACCCCACCAATATGTTTTCCTTCAGAATAAAATTCACGGACACCATGAAAACCAATTGTAAATAAATTGTTTCCATCTATTAGTAGGGTTTTCTTCATGTTATTCAAAAATTATAGTTTCCTCTTCTTCTTTTTCAGAGAATGTAATATCTCCATCCCCAGATAAAATACCATTCCAGTATTGTGAATATTCTTTCTTATACTTTTCAATGGATTCTTTTGTATCAGGTAAATAACCTTGGGGAACAGCCAGTATCTTGCCATCCTTATATGCTATACCTGTTACATGGTTTTTCAATATGGATACTTTTGTTCTAATTGCATAGGAAACAGTTCTACCATTCTTTGTTGCTGTTATATGGTTAATACCAGCATTCTTCTGATTTCCAAATAAGAATATTAATGAAGATGCCAACCATAATGCCTCACCACCTTTTGCCTTGATTGTTGGTTGCCCAAATGGTGAATCTGGCAATTCTACCCAAGGTTGGTTAATAACCACCATTGTGTTATAGTAAGGATAATCTTCCTTCTTTGATTTTGATATTCTTGAATGCAAGCCCATCCCAACCTTGTCTGCAAGAACTGCTGCATTGTGCATTTTGCCACCCTTACCATCATAAGTCATTTTGCAAGGTATGGATCCAATACTATCAATCAAGAATAAAATTGAATATGGTAAATCACCTTTTTCTTGCTCATCAATAATTTCATTTATAAAATCAGTCATTTGCTCAATATAATCAAATGAATCATTGAATATGAAATCGCCATCCCACTCACCATCTTCATTGAGTTCAGCATTCAACCCCAATTCAACAGCATGAGCCCAATTCCATTTCTTCTCTGTGATTATGAGTACAGGTAAATGACCCTTTCTTTGTGCATCAGCTGCTGCCAATATCATTGCTGTTGTTTTGCTTGTATTGGAATGTCCCAAGAACATATTAATACCACCCATTACTGGTCCAGGGACTCCACAAGCATTATAAAAAGCATCACCACATGAATAATATTCTTCTGGTTTATATTTTGTTTTTGTTGAAAACTTATCCTTGATAGCATCAACCCCAGTCTTTGCTGCCTTTTTCTTTATTCCTGCCATAAATTTTTTTTGATTTAAAAAGAGAGATTTTTTGCACAAAGTATTGTTTTGTGATACCTTTTGCAAAAAATCTCTTTTAGGTTAATTAAAATGGTAAATCATCATCACTATACTCCTCTTCAACAATAACACTTGTTTGCTGAATTGTTGGAGTTTTTGGAGCAACTGAACCCCCAAATGAAGTTTCCTCATTAGAACTATTTAAGTAAACATATTTACCCTGAGTATCATCCCATCTTGGGGATTCACCTCTTGAAATTGCTTCAAGATATTCTAATGGCTTTCTGCTATACACATCTTTCCATGTGGATTCATCATTAATCCATTTCTTTGCAAGTTCTACATCTTGTGATAATGGAGCTGGGTCATCATACATAATGGTTGAAACACTTGTATATTCCTTTCCTTTTGGACTTTTTGATTTTGTTAAATCAATAATCAAATCTCTACCATTATCCATATCTGTAATATCGCCCTTGGTTCTCATTATTGGAATAATCTTGTCCAATATTCCATCTTTCTTGTAGTTGTGTTTGAATCTCCAGTACTTTGGTCCATCTTGCTCATTGTCCCGGTCAATAACCTTAACAACATAAAACAATTTGGCTTTGTAGTCCTTTGCCAATTCATCATCATCTTTTCTCTTTGTAGCTTTTAGTGCATTGTAAACATCATTAAGTGGTGATGCTTCATTGTCATTACCTGCTGGGTCATAGATTTTTTGGTAAAAACCCCCAACTTGCAACTCATGAAACCAAGCCTCATTAAATACTGATGTCCCATCTGTTGTTGGTAAAATTCTAATTCTCCTTTGTCTAGAACTTTCTTTGTCATTTAACAATAATGTAAAATAACGCTTCATTCTGTCTTCCTGTGATAATTTTTTGGAATCTCCCTTTTGGTTTTTTTCATACTGCGCCATTATGGCATCTAAATTTGACATATTTATATAGTTTTTATTTACACAATTATAGATAACTAATTTGGAAAAAAAAAGGGGTATTTAACCCCTTTTTATAAAAAAAATATCAATTACTTAAAATCTACCATTATAATTTTGATTACTATCAAACTCATCCTCATCATCATCTGATGTATAGAATGTATCCTTTATTTCATTTGGATTAATATTTGTTATATCATCAGTTGTTAACACATACTCATTCTTTCCACTCTTTTCCATATCAACTTTCTTATCATCAAAGAATTGGGATAATTTCTGATTAAAAGGATAAGAATCATATGTTCTTAATTCAAGTTTTTCTTCAGGAGTTTTTTCTCTGTATTTTTCTACCTTTGAATCTATGGCACTTAATTTGTCAAAAATGGTATCCATATTAGCCAACTTCTGTTCTAATTTATCAATTTGAGCAAATAAGTTATCAAAATACTGATTCTGCTTTGTTTCTATGCTCTTTTGACTTGTAACCAAATCTGTGATATCCAATTCTTCTGAATTCTCATCATCTTCTTTACTCTCACCCTCATCATCAATTACTGTAACATCTTCATCTGCTTCAACATCTATTGGTTGAGGGTTTGCAGCACTTAAAGGATCTTCACCACCACTCGGGGGGATTGGTGAAACTTCACCTGGGGGTGTCATAGGCGCATTTGGTAATCCACCTGGTGCTGGTGCTGGCGGTAAACCACCTAAATCTTCAGCAGGTAAAGCATCTTGTTCAAGTATATATTTATTTATACTATGATATCTATTTATTTCATTTAATATTCTCTGATCTATTTTCATTTTATTAATCATTTAACAATTCTTTTATACCCCCATGAGTCTTAACCTTAACTTGTCTATTAACTGTTTTAGTTTCAGTTCTTTCAATTAAACCATCCTTTTCCTTAACAACATAACATTCACCTGTTATTAAATCACAAACTTCTTTTGTTCCATCATCAAATGCTTGTTCTTTTGTTGACTTTAAGTAATTATTTAAATTTTCAATCATATAATTTTATTTTACATATAAATATATCAATAAATACAATTATTAAAATAATTTATTCTATTTTTGGATATAAAATTAGTTTAGTATAATTAACCCACCAATAGTTAATTCCTAAAATTTGTATTGGTATTTTATTAATTGGACCTATAGTATCATTTTCATTTGGATTTTGATTTCCTTGACTAAAGTTTGGATTTGCTTTTATTTTATTTTCAATAACTGTATTAGTAATTGTGTTTCCAGATTCAGAAACAACTTGGAACCCAACAAATGGATTTTTGTTTGATTCTTCAGTTATCTCAATATCAATAGTTATTGTATATGTTTGTGCAGAAACAACTTTCAAATCAAAATTTGATACTTTTGGTGGATACCCAAAAGCATATAATTTTATTAAAGTATCTTCAATAACTTTATTTGTTTGATCTAAGTATAATAATTCTTTTGGATTTGTTGTTTCAAAAAATAATTTTAAATTATATGTTGGGTTAATTTCATAAAGTGGTTCTTTTGGTGTCCTTTCTATTTTAATATTATTGTATGTATATTCACAAGGTTTTGATAATTTAATTAAATCTATTGGGTCAATAAGTTCCTCTTTTTGCTTCTCTGTTAACTCTTCTTGAGATTTCAATCCTCTTAATGAAGTAAGTGCTTCTGCATATTTTTTGTTTAATTTAATAGTTCTATCATTTTGAATATCCCTTAGATTAGTTTTATACAACCAATCAATTAAATAAACTTGACCAAATAATTCACCTTGGTCAACTATTCCAGAGAAACTTTCTATTGCACTTTGCATATATTGCAAATATGTATCAAAACTAGCAAATAAAGCAAAAGGTGTTTGTATGGTAGTATTATAATTATTTTGTGCACAATAATATAATTTTTTATCTGAATTAAATTGTATAACATTCCCCCTATTGTAAGTTAACCAAATGTTTCCAAAATTATAATGATTTGCTTTAAACATACCATTTTCAAAACTTGATAAATAAGAAATTAAATATATATTATCTGCAAATTTATCATCTTCAACTTTTGCTTTTATTGCAGCATAAACTTCTGTTGCTGAAGACATAATAATGTTTTCTTCTCCTTCTAACTCATATCCTTTATAATCTTCAAATAATTGGTCGCTACAAGCTGTTGAATTAACTTGGGTTGCACCTCCAGTTTGTGTATTATTTGTTGGTGTTGAACTTTCTGATGCATCATTTTTAATTGAACTGGAATAATTGCTTTCAATTTTTGATAATAAATTTTCATTTATACTTGTTAAATATGAATCTGTACTAGGTGGCGAATATATGCTTTGTCTAACCCCTGTGAATACTGTTTCAAATGAACCTGGTGTTATATTATGTGAAACTTCTGTAATAAAATAGGGACCACCAAACATTGGCACATGTTCCAAATTATAATACATTGTTGGTTGTATTATTGCATTTCCAAAACAAGTTATAGTTGATTTATAACTCAAATTCTTATATAAATTAAATAAGGATGCACTTTGTGTTGCAACAGACCTGCTAGATACTGAATTTCTCATAACTTCTTGTTGCACCAATGATTCTGCTGTTGCTGAACCATTATTCTGATCCACTTGTATTCCATAAAATATTGCTTGATTTCTAATACCAGCATCAACCAAGAAACTCACACATTTGTTTGATTGTGACCAATCTTGTTTATTTGTTTGGTCTTCCAAGAATGGTATTTTTGATGGTTTTAAAATATCAATAGCATCATCACCATATCTATAATCTTTAGGTCCGCTTGGGGTTGTTGAGCCTCTGCCAGCAAAAACACAAACCAATTTTGGTCCACTTTTTCTATAATCAACATCAATATAATTTGCCCAAACATCATTTGCAATATTTGTTGCACTTGCAACAACATCATCCACATCATCACCAGGCGATAAAGCACCATAAAAATTAACATATGATGGCATAGGAAACACATTAAAATTATTGTTTACCAAAATTCCTGCTATAAAATTAAAGATAGGAGTTTTTAAATTACTCTTTGAATTTACAATTGTTTTTCTTAACTCAAATATATCTATATAATATAAATCTCCAATATTTCTCCCGCCTCTATCCAAGAACAAAACATCTTCAAATAATGTTCTAGTAGTATAATCACTGCTTGATATCCATTTATCATTTATTGATTTAAATGATTCATACAAATCATATTTTGAAAATGTACCATCTACTGTTGATGATATATTGTTAAGTTCAACAACATCAATATTATTTATCTCTCTCTGTAATAATGTTAAAGTTTCATTTATATTATTCTCCAAAAAAGAATCCAATGAATCTTGATTCTTAACCAACACATCAAGAAAATCTTGTTTTGTAAAGTTTGGATTTTTTAATTTTTGTGTTGCATATATTTTTATTGGTTTTGCCAATTCAATGACATTTGATTGTGAAAATTCAATATTATTAACTTTAAAGAAATCTGTTATATATGAACCAGCATCCTTATATTTTAATTGGTCTATTGTTGATAACCCAACATATAAATTTAAAGTTTCCCATTCTTTTGCTTTACTTGTTTGGGATTTTAATAATGAAACTCCATTTCCTGGTAGTGTGTTTGCAACATAATTGTTATATCTTTTAGGATTTTCTATCCTTGATGCTCCACCTAAATGATTAATTAATGAATTATATGTATATCTGTTATATTGAGTTGGGTTTCCAAATTTAAACAACACATCATAATTTAAAAAACTACCTATGAAATTTTTTATATTCTGTGTTTGATATGTTGCTGATTGTTTGTAAAATTCACTATTGCTCAAATCAAGATAATTTGATGGTATTTCCATTAGATTTCTAAAAAGAAACTGGAAATTTTTATACGCTGCAACCGGCTGACCAAATTCCAAATCAATCAAATTAATGTTTTCACCAGAATCATCAATATCATATATTGATTTACTAAACTTTAAAAATTCAGTTTCAAATAAATCTAAAGTATCATAATCAAATACTGAAAAAATATCCTCTATTGATGCATAACTTGTATTACCAGAATATAATAATGAAAATGAATTAATATCTTTCTTGCTATTAAAATACTCGGTTGGAGATGGTTTTTTCAAATCATCAAATGTAAATGAATTATATACATCTTGCATTATAACACTCAAAGATCCATTATGCGCAATTTTTATCAAATTGTCTGTTGATGTATAGTTGGCATTATTTGTGTTAGAAAATGATTTATTTGTTATTCTATTATTATTTGTGGATGGTAAAACATAATGTTTTGATGTTTTATTGAAATTAATATTATCACAATAATTCATAAATGTAACACTATCATATATGTTTTGTGGAACAATTACAGAATAACCATTGAATGTTAATCCACTTTTTGAATATTCTAATGATTTGATAATCTTTAGACCCCTGTTTTCATTAACATTCAATTCAGTATTTGTATAACCTGAAAATAAATCATAACCATTCAAAAAAGCATTAAAATCATTCAATAACTCTGGATAAAAACCCAAATTTACTTCATTACCTTCAACTAATTTAAATGGCACATATCCATTTATCTGATATGTAAAATTGGAATCTTGGTTGTAATTACCTTTATAATCAAAATCTTTCCAAACCTCATTTAAAAAATCATTACCATTGGTCTTAATATAATTCTTATACCTATGCCAGATTGATCCATATTTCAATACCCAAGCATATGGTAATTTGTGTAAAGCCCCATACTTTATGAAGGTTGAAAAAACGTGCCCATTCTTATTATTAGACCCTACATTGCTAAAAAAATCAGTTAGTGGAGATAATGGTAAGGAGTTCAAAAAAAGATAAGCAGAAGCGATGTATGGATGTTTTTCACCATTTCTCCATTTTGTAACACCAACTTGAATTGCATTTGCAAAAATTGGGCTATTGATTATTGACATCACCTCATTTGTCCCATAATTGTCTTGATAAACTAAACCATACAAAAGTGGATTACTTGATGATTTAAATGGCCTATTTTCTAAAATCTGGTTATATGCCTTAAAATTGGTTATAATATTTCTACTTTGATTAAAAAATATTGTTTTACTAGTGTCAAATTTATTTGGAATACTATTGATTAAATTTTCATTCACCCAAGTTGTGTTAGTAAATGGATATGTGAAATTTATATTATCAATGTCTTGTACTTTTGTAACAGCATCTCCTATTGCTTTTATTTGTGTTGAATTTAAATTATTTGTAAAATTTTCTGTAAGACTAACAAACTCATTAATATCATATAATTTACTTGAATTGTCTAATTCATTTGTGATATAAATAGTATTTGAGAACCCATCTAAATACCTATTATAGTTTTCTGAAACGCCATTTGAAAAAGACCTTAACTGTATTCCATAATTGTCATAATTTAAACCACTTTGAGAAAGTAGTATATTTTTTAATTGTTGTATAAAAATAATTGAGTTTGTTGAAAGCGTATTCTGTATATTTTTAAATTCATTCTGTTTAATTAAGTTTCCTATTTCTTTATTTTTATTATACAATTGTGCTAATCCAGAATAATATGAGGATAATATAATTCTATCCCACAATTCATAAAAGAAACTAACATTTGTTGTTAATTGGTATGGAACATTTAAAAATGGATATTCTATTGTGTTATATGTATATTTACTTTGTTCTGTAATATCTGGATTAACAAATTCATTAGGTTGGGGTGATTCCAATCTTTTAGCATAACCTTTCATAAACTCCTCCACAAATTCAACCTCTGGCCATTTATCATAGAAATATGCTTTTGTTGTATTAATTACTGTTGGATCACCTGGGTATATTAATTCATATTTATTTGCTTCTTTTTTATCATTTGTGTAAAATACTAAAGGCCAAGGAAATACTGTTTTTTCAGTATCAGTTTCAATATTGTTATTATCATCCTTTGCTATATTCTGGTCTCCTAAAACTGTTTGAATTCTATCTTTATCATTTCTAACATTCCAAGCAGATGTATGCACATCTTCCATTAATCTAAGAAAACCTTCTGTTGTAGCTAATATTACTGCAACAATATTTTTAATAGTTGGTTTGAATCCAATACCTGTATCTTTTTTCTCAATTTTTAAAGCTAATTTTTGTGATAATATTTTTTCAATTTTGTTTAACTCACTAATGAATTTTGATTCCATTTTATTTCTTTCATCAATGAATTTTGATATTGTGAAAACATTAGTTGTTCTAGTTACACTAGATAATGTATATTCAAAAAATAAATCATTCTTTATTTTATCTCTACAATCATCAATTGTCATAGTATTTATCAAATCTAATGATATTGATTTATTTCTTGACTTGTATGTTGCACACCAATCAATGCTTGGATTTTTTGCAACAAACATATCAAAATTAATATTATTAACAATTGTTGCTTCTCCATTAATACCAAAAGTTGGATTTGAATTTAATTCAGCATTATGCTTATCTACTATATTTTTTAAATCACTCTCTATTAATAGTATTTTACCATCAGCAGCATTTGTGATATATTCTTTTTTTATACCATAAAGAACATCATTTGTATTGTTTAATATTATAGGATTTGGGTCTAAGTATTTGTTAAACCAAGATGTTAAATTTCCCTTAATTTGATTAAAATAAGATGTTATAATTTTTTTATATAATTTACCATTAGTTAATTTCTGAACATCTACTTGGTTTAATGAATTCAAAACATTTTGCTCAAACATTTCCAATTTGTAAACCAATTCACTTAATGTTAGTTCAGGTAAATTTTGATCAATCAAACCTTTACTTTTATATTCCTTATATACTTCTAATATTTTTTGATATCCAAGTTGGGTGTTTACTTCAAATACTGTTTTACTTCCATTTGATGCTTGAGTTTTGCCTGCTGTTTGATTAGATATGTTTCCAATTTGAGATGATGTTAATCCATTTGGCGATTTTTGAGTTATTTCATATTTTTTTGAATACATATTTGGACATGCAATTAAATGCCCAATATTAATATCAGTTAACACATTATATTTATATCCCAAAAAATCCAAAGTAACATTATAATCTCCACTATTTGCATTATATGTGGCATTAAATTTATTTAAAACTAATTCGTATCTAACAGCCTTGCCATAATAACCTTTTATTGTTAAATAAAATGTTGGGTATGGTAAATTAAAAAAAGCAGAGTATGGTGATTCATTACCTAAACTAAATAATGCTCTGCCTTGAACATCTTCCATTATAACTGTAACAATTGGTATGAATGATGAATTTGTTCTTATTGCTATACTCTTTATACCAAGTAGGGTATTATCTTGAATGTTTTTTGCTGTATTTAATATATATGGATTACCATTATTATCATCTACTTGAATAATTTTTTGATTAGCCCCTTCATTGTTCAAGCTATTCTTTCCAGTAATCTCATCATAATATGATGATGTGTAATAATTATCTTTAGTATTTGGTTTTAAAAAATTTAATGTTCCTAATAATACTGTCCTAATAGAATTACTTGGTGTGCCTCCAACTAAAAGTTTTGTTCTAGGTATTAATTTAGCTTCCAAATTAGCATATATAACAAAATTTTCAGGCATAACTGCCCTATCAATAATTTCACCAGTATTTGTTATAACTTTATTTGGATCTATATATATAACATTTGATTCATCATATATTACCCTAATATTACCTTGTTCATTTACCATAATAGAAAAAATATGTATCTAACTCATTTTTATAATCTAATAAAGAAGTTTCTAAAGGATATGGTATTTTCAGCATAGCACCATCATATATGTTATTCTCTAACCCAGCAAATTCTGGATTTGCAGCTAATATAAGCCAACTAAAAAATGGTGTTTCATAATATTGTTGTGATATCTTATCTAATCTACTAACATTTTTTCTATAAAAAAAAACATTGTCTGTACTTTTAGATGGCAATTTTATAAATGGCACAACTTTTTGTTCACCATTTACAACAAATTGTGAATATCTATTATAATATTTTAAATTCATAATTTTAATTTATTTCTAGTTAGAATAAAATTATCTCTATTTATACTCCAAGTATTACTTTCTTTATCATATCCACCAGGATAAGCACCATTTAAACTTTGGAAGACATATTTTGTATTGTTATCTGGTTGTGTGTTTTCTAAATAAGAAACTTTAAAATTGTCCTTATTTAGAGATATGTCAACTTTCAATGAATTTATTGCTTTTTTTGAATTTTTATTAAAGTCTTCTAGTATTTCAGAATATTCTTTATTTTTATCTTTAAATCTACTTCTAACCTCATCAATATATTCATCAAAAATTTTGGATAACGTATTATTACTTTGTGTTATGTTTGGTTTGTAAGATAAATTAGAAACAATTTTTATGCCATCTTTAAAAGATTCTTTTGAAGTATTATTCATAACTGAATTATATAATAATAAATACATAAAACTATACTGCTCATCCCCACTTAAAATGTTTTTTGGGTTTTTTATTCTATTATTAGAATAATATAAGATATTGTTTTTTATACTATCACTAACACCCTTTAAAACATTTTCAACTTGCAATTGATAATCATCTAATTCATAAGTGATGACATTTCCAAATTTATCAATAAACCCATCATAACCATCTTTTGAATTATATTTTGATATAACAACTAAAACTTTAGCTAAAACTTTTTGAAATTTTACTTGTATTGTAATTAAATCATTTAACATAGCATCAATATCACTTATGAGTTGTAATATTATTCTATCTGTTTGTCTTTCATAATTTAATTTAAATTGTTCCTCTTCTTTTGTTTTTGATTTTTTAAATTCATTATTTATTTTTTTAATAAAATCATCATTACCATCTAATATATTTTTTTGATATTCTCTAATATGCTCAAAAAATTTATCTTTATATTTTAATGATGGAATGCCAAATAATTTAAATTCAGTATTTATATCTGTTGAGTAAACACCATTAGTATAATTAAGATAATCAAATAGAAAAAATAGTGAAGCACTGCCATTCTTCTCTGAAAAATTTTGTATTTTATTATTTAATGAATTAATGTACTCATTAGCAGAACTAACCAACTCAAGCATTAAATTATAATAATCTAATGTTTTATTTGTTGTATCAATAACACCAATTGTATTGTAATTACTTGTAACAATATCATTTGTATTATTATTATCATCTTCAGATTTCTCCTTCTCTCTTATGAAATCTTCAATCTTTTTATCTATATCATCCAAACTACTATCTGTCTTTTCTGCTCTTGGGTCATAAACTTCAGTATTTGCATAATAATTAAATGTTAAAGCATTTTGTAATTTATCAACAGCATTACTTAAACCGCTAGCGCCAACAAATTTAAATGATAACTGAATTTTTGCAATCATTGGTTGAAAACCAATTCCTTCTGGGTTCATATCCCAATGAAGTGGATCATAACTAATTTGCAAATTTTCTGGTATAATTTTTGTATGAAAAAAATCACCTACCCTCAATATTAAAACAGGTGGTATTCCAAATGCTGTATTTTTTGCATCCCTAACTTCACCAACACCATCTTTCCTTATTGTTGGTATTGTATCACCTGGTCTTACACATTGTTGTAAAAATGTTAATCTACTATTCAATCCCTCTGGTGTTGTTGAATGAAAAACTGGGCTAAAGTATTTTATTTTTTCTTTTAAATTATTGTAAATAAAAGGGCTTGTTTCTTTTATAGTTTCAAAATAATCACATTCATTTAATAGTTTTTGTAAAACTTTCTTTGAGATATTATTTATTACTTTTTTTTGAGATTCAATAAGTTTTACATTAGTTATTTGTTTATTTATTTTAACCTCTGCTTCAGTTGTTGTATTAGGTGGTGTAAATGGTATTGTTGGTGTTGTTGTTTTAGTGGCAACAATCTTATTTATTACTGACCTTCTACAAGCCATAGCATTTGCACTTTTTATACTATCCCCTTTAAAATCATTACATTTGCTAACATTAAAAGTATTATTATTGATTGATGATTTAGCAGATACCGCAGTTTTTTCACCAACATTTGTTGTAATTATTGTAAAATTTTTTGCATTATTTATTCCCTTTTTTAAATAGTTTTCAATAACATTACTGCGTCGTTCACTTAAACTATTATTATAAGGCACAGTTCCTGGTTGTGATGCTGATGATTCAAGTGTTAAAATAACTTTATTGCCATCACTTTCTTCAAGAAATTTTTTACAATCTGCTATAAAATTATTAAGTTGGACAAAGTTATCTTCAATATAATTGTCCATAAAAATATCATCATAACCTGTTTTACTTGTATATACATTAAACAAACTTAAATAGTCCTCACTATTTGATTTAGGCATATCATTATCAAAATAAAAAGAATACCCAACATACTTTTCAAAATCTGAAATAGTTTCAGTTATAGGATTATTAGTATCCTTTATATTAATTGGATCTGCTCCTGTGATAACAGTTCTTTTAATATATGATACTTGGTCAACAATTGTTTTATCCTCTTTTACTGTTTTTTGTATTTCCTCAAGTTCAGATAATTTCATTGTGTTGTATATCTTTGCCAAATCATATATATCATAAGTCAAACAGCCAGCAAAAAAAGATGCCAAAATTCCATTTATTGCTTCAGAATTACTTTCATTTGCCAATATCTTATTTGTTATAACATTTAAAACAGATGGGTGATCAACAACAATTGTGAAATCAAGTGTACCTGTTCTTGATGTATTTTTATATGTATATACAGGCTCTGGTCTTCCTAAAAAATCATTTGTATTCCAATTTGCAACTGATGAATCTGTAACTTTTAAGTCATAAGGTGGAAACCACATAATTCTGCCACCATTTGACCCTTTCTCACACTCAGGTAAATCTAAATACATATCACTAGTTCTCCATGCCAAATTTTCAATAGATAACATATATTTTTTAGCATCATTACCTAATCTTGGAGTTATACTTAAATCATATGTATTATTAATAACAGAACTTTTCATTCTCCTACCACTTGTGGTAATTCCATTTTTTTTCTGTAATCTCTCATAAGTCATATAAGGAGAATCTTTTGTAAATAATCTACAATATTCTTCAAATGAGCCATTTGTTAATGTTTCAGGGTTTTGATATTTATATGTTTTAACTTTTGAACCTTTTGTTATTTCTTTATAACCATCATTAAATACTTTACTAACTTGGTCTATAGCATTACCAATATGTTTTAATCTTTTTGCTCCGTTTGGTTGAGAGTCAACTAATTTTTGAGTATCATCCAAAATAGAGCCCGGTTTAAATTTATAATTTGTGGATTCTGTTAAATCAAATGTTGTTTGTTTTGTGTTATTATCACCAAGAACTTTTCCATTCTGTCCAACATTTTTACCAGAATTTTCTTTATATTTTGGTGAAACCCAAGTTAATCCACCTTCAACACCACCACCATCATTATAATTAACACCATTCAATCCAGTGGGTGGATTGAAATCTTCACCCTCATAAACTTTTGAAACTTCTGTTGGCCCATATACAATAGCCTTAAATGGCCTTCCAAATTGGTCCAAAGGTAAATCTGATTGTGGTGATGAGATATCACTAATGTCTAAATTATCATTTCCAACATAATAATTACTTTTATCATTTGTGAATAAATCAAGAAATAAACCTAATACACCATTTTTATCATAGTTTGGTTTATACAAATTATAATTTATATTATTATGAAATGTTATCTTTTGACCCAAGCCCATATTATCATAGAATAATTGTGAACCTGTTTTTTTCTTTTGGAATTTTGGACCAAGATTTCCCTTTTTTAAATTACCATTTAAACTAATTGATTCATCAAAATAACTTCCAATAATTGCAGGAAATGGTAATTCCCCTCCAATTAATTCTAAAGAAACTTGTGATGCTGCAACAAGTATATTATTGGATGTTGTTATACTCCAATTTGGTTGTATTATTGGATTTCTACCAGTTATTAGGTTATAAATACCTAATGGGTTATCTAAATTATCTACTGTTGCTTTAAACCTATTATTTAAATTATATTTTTCTGTTAATCTACTTACTCTATTTTCAAAATATTCTTTTAATTTTTTTGCACCAATATTTGTAATATAAGAATCTGAAGATAATTTATTTTTTGTTTCATTATCATTGATTAAAATACCATATGGTGTGTATGTTTCTGGAACAAAACTATTCTTCCCCTCACCCCAATAATATAATATATCTCTCTTAATTTTTGGATCAAATTTAAATTTATCATCTTGTATAAACTCACTAGAATCAATATAATTATTGGCAGTTACACCTAAATAGAAATTTTTAGTTATATTCTCATTTAGTTTTGGTAAACTTGATTTTAATAAAAAGGCTTTGCTGCTACCATATTCACCATAATTTGTTTTAGTATTTGTTAATCTATTAGGGTTAATAACTTGTGAATATGTTCCACTATTTGTGCCATATTGATTTCTACGATATAAATCATTTGCAAATTTAGGTGTATCAATTAATTCATCAGGTGTGTCTTTAACACTTAAAATATTATCAAAAGGTGTTGCTTCATAGTAAAATGGAGGTGTATTCTGAAAAGGTGATTTTTTGTAGGGGGTTAAGTTCTTAATAACTAAATCTGTTCTAAATCTTTCACTATTACCAAAATCTAAAGGACTTCTCATTATTTTATTTATTTTTTTTATATATTAACCAAACTGTGGTTCAGCTGCTATTTTGTATTGAGCACTTCTAATATTATTTGCTTCATTATATATAAGAGTATCTTGTATTGTTGTAGGAATTGAAGAAAATGAACTATCTTGGTTTTGTTTTGTAAATTTAATTTCTATATGTAATTTGTGATCTGTTTGTTTAGTTGCTAAACCTTGTAAAAATGTTCTAAAATCATCCCCAGACTTTACTGTTATAGGCACTACATTTGTTAAGTTTGTATTGCTTAAAGTTGATATATCTGTTTGATTTGCACTTGATGTTCCTATAGAACTTAGTCCAAAACTGTTCATTGGTGTCAAACTAAGTGGGCTTCCCGACTCAGAATTTACAGAAGGTAATAAATCTCCAATGACCTCCAACCCTGTTATTCCTTTCAATAGTTCGCCAATTTCAGTTCCAACTTTTTCCATAACACTTAAACCAACAGTAGTTAACTTTGTAAAACTCCCAGCAAAATCATTAACATCAAATTTTAAATTAGTTAAAGCACCTCTAATTGATTTTACAAAATCTTCATTTACTGCTCCATCAAGTGCTTTAACAAATTTATTTCTAATAAAATTTTCTTTATAATCTTCTTGAAATCTTAAAACCTCCGGAGAACCTGCTGCACCAAATACCATTCTATATTTCATTGCTGTGACACTATTATTAATCATTTCAGTTATTGTCATTGTTTGTTTTGCAATATCAACCAACTCTTCTGGCTCTTGTTCTGATATTTCTTTTAACTTTTTAATTTGTGGTTCAGTTAATTCTGATACTTTTGTGGCAATCATATTTCCAGTCTGTTCATCCCTAAGATTTATAACATATTCTCCTTTTTTATCTAAATATGCCATATTTGCTATTAACATTTCATCATCTTCTGATAAATTAAATTTAAAATTAATTTGAGAAGCTCTTTCATTAAACTCCCTCATATTAATTGCTATTCTTTTCATCTTTTCAGCACCAATACCAATTTGGTCTCCCATTTCTTTCATCAACCCTATAGCTGATGGGTTTATTGAAATTCTGCCTGTTTCAGCATCTAAAGTAGTAAATTGTTCAGCAGCAGCAGCAATGCTCTTAATAAGACCATCTGGATCATTTAATGATTTATTCATTAACATAAATGGATCAGCCAAATCTCCTGTAAATACCCCTAATCTTTGAAATGCCGCAGCAGCTTCAATTGCTCCTTCAACATTAAAAACTTTATCAGCAAATGATTGTATGTCTGACATATCAACTTTCAACATTGCTGCTGTTGCTGCCATTTTTGAAAAACCTAAAACACCTTCTTTAAAATTGAATCTATTTAATAAATCTGTATTATCAACAACACTTTTCATTATGGATTTTGCATCCATACCAATACTCTTTATATATCCTATAGATTTTTCAACATCATCACCTACACTAGCAATAGACATACCAACATTTGCAAAATTCCTTACAATAGTATTGTAGTCAGTACCTAAAAGTTTACCAAGTAAATATAAATCAGTATAAACTTCTTTATTAAAAACAACAACTCTACTAAGAGCCCTACCAGATTCTTCAATCATTTTCAAAAGATTTTCAACATCCCCACCCACTAATCTTAAAACTGGTGTAATAGACGCAACTGTTGATTTAAATTCAACAGCTCTAGCATTACCAAGTAAAAAATTTTCTCTAATAATTGCTGATGTTTTTTCTAATGCATTCATTGCCCCTCCTAACTCAATCATCTCTTTTAGTTGTTGTGAAAGAACTTCATAGTCAATACTAAATCCACGACTTATTTGATTATTCATTATATTACCTAAAGTTATTTTTACCATATTTTAATTTACATATATATATAAATAGAACAAGGGGTGATTTTTTTTAATCACCCCTTGTTTTTATCATTATCTTCTATCCATTTATTTAAAAGGAATTTCCTTAAAAATATTGGCATAATAAGAAATTCAGAATAAGATACATTTAAATACTTTTTTAAGTAATAAAATTCTGTAGATTGTGCTACCCTATATTCCGAAGAAAGGGCGAAAAAAGTCAACCCCAAACCCAGCATAAACTGTGGTCATATCTCCTGATGGGGTCTTTACATTCTTTTTTAAATCAAGTTTAGGCTCATTCTCATTCAAAAATTTTCTAATATATTTAGAATCAGAAATTGGCATATTTTCAACATATTCTGCAATATCACCTTTTGTTTTATTACCATTTATTTCAATAATTTCTTTTATTAACCTCATTGTAACTCTAGGCGCTATCCTATTTTTTGGATACATTTCAATAGCATCATTCATAGATATAATATCACCATATGTTAATGGTTTTAATTTTATAGTATCCCCACTCTTTGGTAATTTAATAGTATATGTCCCATCATCATCTGGATTTTGTCCTTTAATTATATTTAATTCAGATAAATCAATAGTTACATTAAAATAATTACCTGTTTTAGAATCTATTGTTTTTATTTCTAAATCCGGACCAAAAGATGTATTTCTTAAAAATATTAAAATTGCTTCAATATCTCCTTCAACCATATCTTCAGGTTTTATATCATATTCATATAATTTATTCCTTAGTAGGGGAATAACAAAATTACTATTTCCAAGTAATAAATTTTCATCAGCAGCAGTTAAATACCCAACTTTTACAGATTTCTTTTTATTTTTATAGAAAATTCCTCCTGATGGCAGTTGAACTACATCATGTGGCAAGTTAAAATTTGCTTGCCCATATTCTTTAATATTTTCTTCCATATTTTTATTTATAATAATAAAATAATTAATTATAAAAGGAAATATATAATATATTCCTAAAATAAAAAAACCCATATATCTATATTCTATTATATAGTTATATGGGTTTATAATTTTAATAGTAAAAAATTAATAAACTAATATACATCTATCTGGTTGAATTGTTGCAGATATATCAACTAATGAATCTTGACTATAACCTAATTGCCCAAAATCTACACTTGTTAGTAAACAACCTTGCAAAATCCATTTTTCAATAACAACACCAGTTGGATCAAGTAATTCTAAATCAATATCTTGCTTATATCCAGCAGCATATCCCATTCTACCAGTAACTGATTCAGCATGTAATCTAACCCATTCCATAAGAGCTTGAGCTGCTGATGGACCAATTGGATCTCTAAATTTAACAGTTATTGCATTCCATTTAAATTGTCCTGCAACATATGTTGATGTGTTTAAAAACTTTATTTCAGTTGAAGTTATGTCTATTTTTGGTCTTGCAGCACTTTCAACAAACCATTCATTTATACCCATTGCATCTTTGAACCTTAGAATGAACCTATTTTGCCTTTTTGGTTCATATGGTAAAGGCATTTTCATTAATAAATCAGCCATATCTTATTTTTTTATTTTTTTTAATACTATTTATTGTTATATTTGTTGTAAGTCTGTTCTTACACATTTAATAAATATCAAGTAAATACAAAAAATATGGATTTAATTAATTTTTTTATAAAAGATAATAAAGGAGGTCATAAATCAAAAGAATCTTTTCTTAAAAAAAACTATAATGATTTATATTGTGAAATACTGAATTATACCTTGCATTTTGATTATATGCCACTAAATAATAGAATATGGCATTACATTTATAAAATAAAAGAAATACCAGTATGTAAAAAATGTGGAGTTCAACTTAAATTCAAAAAATCCATTAATGAAGGGTATGGAATATATTGCTCATTACTTTGTACAAATTCTGATATTAATCACATTAATAATGTCAAAATAACAAATAATAAAAAATATGGTGGAAATTCACCAATCCATTCTAATGATATAAAAAAAAAGATAATGGATACAAATATGACCAGATATGGATATTCAAATATGTTCCAAGATTTAGATAGAATTAGAGAAAGAACAATAGAGAAATATGGTGTTAACCATATATCAAAATTAAATGAAACAAAAGAAAAAATAAAAGAAACAAACATCAAGAGATATGGTGTTAGCTCCCCAATCTTACTAAAAGAAAGTAGAAATAATAGAATAAAACAAGGTGCTATTAATTTTGAAAAAAAATATAATCATTTGACTATAATAAATCCATATGGTAAAATGGTTGAATTGGTTTGTGATATATGTAATAAAAAATACATAATTGATAGAAGTTTATTGTTATATAGGTCTAACAATAATATTAATACCTGTACAATTTGTAACCCTATTGGTGATTTATCATCAATCAAAGAAAATGATTTATGTCAATTTTTAACAAGCAATGGGATTGATTACATAAAAAATGATAGGAAAATATTAAAAGGAAAAGAAATTGATATTTATATCCCCAGCCATAATTTGGCCATTGAATTCAATGGGGTTTATTTTCATTCAAATTTGTTCAAAAAAAACAATTATCATTTAAATAAAACAAAAATTTGCAATTCTAATAATATTCAATTAATTCATATATTTGAAGATGAATGGGATAATAAGATAGAAATTGTTAAAAGCATATTATTAAATAAATTAAATAAAGTTCAAAATAAAATTTATGCAAGAAAATGTGAACTAAAATTGGTTAAAACATCAGATAAAACAAAATTCTTAAATGAAAATCATATTCAAGGAACAGTTGGTAGTTCCATTAATCTTGGATTATATTATAATAATGAATTGGTTTCAATTATGACATTTGGAAAGAAAAGACTTGCTCTTGGAAATAAGAAATCAAATAATGGTGAATATGAACTTATTAGATTCTGTAATAAGTTAAATACATCTGTAGTAGGGGGTGCATCAAAATTATTAAATCATTTTATTAAAACTTATAGCCCAGTTGAAATTTTAAGTTATGCTGATAAGAGATGGGGTAATGGTAATTTATATAGAAAATTAGGTTTTGTTGAGGTTAAATCAACAGTGCCAAATTATTTTTATGTTATTAACAAGAAAAGAAGAAATAGATTTGAATTTAGAAAAGATATTTTAGTTAAAGAAGGTTTTGATTCAAATAAAACAGAATTTGAAATAATGGAAGATAGAGGAATTCCAAGGATTTATGATTCTGGTAATTTTCTATTTAAATTATTTTTATAAAAATATCATTTTTTTTAAAAAAACACTATTTACTTTTTTTTTGAGATGATTAAATTTTGTATTATTATATAACTATTATATTAATATATAATATAATTATTCTTGATTAATTTTTTCTTTATTTCCTTTACTAGTTGAATATATAGTTAAATAATCTTTTTTCAATTTATCTTTAATTGTTTCAATATTTTTAACATCATCATCTGAAAAACCTATTGAAAATTTCATTAAGTCTCCACTTTCTCCTTTAATTTCATTTTTAAATAAAAATGCTTCTTTTATTTTATCAGACATATTTTCACAATAAATATAAAATTCATTTAATGCTTTAACTTTTTCTATTTCTGGATTTGCTGCACTACCACTAGAAAAAGTAACAGGATAAAATTTACATAAATTTAAATATTCATCAATAATATCATCTTCATTATTAGTAGGTAATAAATCTCTATACTTTTCAAGATTATATATTAATTTTTTTTCACTAATATCAAAAAAATCATTTTTTATATATTGTTTTACTGCTTCTTTTAATGTGTTAGGATTATGTCCTCTTGCTGTTATAATTGAAAAAATTGACCCATTATTTATTGCTTCCTTGAAATCATTAAATGATGGACCTCTTTTTGCTATCATAACATCTGATAAAAATTGTTCATCACCTTCTTTTCTAAATTGTCTAAAAGGGTTTTCAGCATATCCAATTATATTAGTTCCTCTATATTTAAATGTGTTTTTACCAATTTCTGATCTATATTTTGCAAAGTCATGTGTGGACATACCTACTTCATCTTTTATATCATCTAATAATATAATTTCTGTTGGCATATATACAATATTATCATCCCAATCAAAAGCATAATACTTCATAGTTGGTGTCCATTTTTCATTATAATCTTCAATAATTAGCATATTATTATTTTATATAATAAATATTCTAATAATTAGAATTCTTCAACAATAATCTTTGGAAAGTTATTTGTTTTAAGTTTCCAAAACTCTGCCATAAATTTTGCTCTCAATTTATATTTTGGGTCAGTATGATATCCTGATTCATAAATACACTTGCATATACTCTCATACAATTCCTTTTTTGGCAATTCATAATTTGCTTTTTTACATTCATAATACCTTCCAGAATTCAATACCTTTGCCCAGGCTTCAATACCTTCTTTTGTAGAATTTGCCTTTAAGAATTTTGCCCTTATTGTCTTTCTTTTTCCTTTTATAACTTCTTCTGTTTTATAGGTGGTGTGACCATATCCTTTGAATGACTTCATACCCCCAGCATTAGCATGTAATCTCCATAACTCACTCTCAACACCATTACTAGTGCCTTCAATTATGAAAAATGAATATAACATAGATATTGGAAAATCAGTCATTAAATGCAAGTTCATTAGCATACCTTCATATTGGTATGCCATCCACATTCTTCTCATTTCAAATAATGAACTACTGTTTAAATTTCTAAAACCATTTATCTTCAAAAATTCTCTTAGTTCAGACTTATTTTTTTTTCTTATATTATAACCATATGCTCTACCATCATAGAAATCATCATTAACAATAGTCATCCCTTTAGACTCATCTTGTGTATTATTAGTTTCAATGATAGGTGTAGATTGTTCTATAGGTTTTTTAGGTTCATTTACAATATCTGAATCTTTTTGAATTGTTATTGGCATTATTACTTTTTGCACATAAATTGTTTCAGTTCTTATTACTGGTGAAAAACTTTGCTTTATATTATTTAAATTGTTTGGGGTATTAATCATACCTAAAAAAAAAGCAAAGAATAATCCAAATAAAATATATAATGCTATATTTGTTTTTTCAGATGTTTGTTTTTTTGATAATTGTTTCATTTTTTTTTAAAAAAAATAAAAATTTATCAAATAAAAGTAAATGAATGTGTTGTACATCATAAAAGTAAAAACCCCCACCTAAAAAGATGGGGGTTTTTTGTATGAAAAATCCAACATTATATATCTTCAAATGAAGCACCAGTAGATTAATTATTATTTTTATTTAATTTTAATTCAAACTTTAATGAACCACAATCCCATATTTTATCATAACCATTTTCAAACATTATTTGTGATTCTGTTTTATTCTTATCAAAACCTTCTTTAATTAACACATTCTTTCTAAATTGATATCTATGTAATCTATTTTGATAATTTTTCTTATAAACATACCAATAGTTTGGGGGAGTTTTTGAAACAAAATCAAAATTGTTTTTCTTATAAATATTGTTATCAATATCAATACCTGACCATCTTATATCAGCATATGATATAATTCTACTTGGGTTATATTTTTTAATAAAAAACTTCAAACATTTCCCAAAACCCCCAATAACGGATGTCTTAATTATGGAGCAGGATCTATATAACTCATAAGAATTTTTATCCTTGTCCATTCTTGGTTTTCCAAATGTTGAAACAAAAACCAATTTATCATCATAATATAATCCAATTTTTATTTTTGATGATATGTTTCCTTGGATATGATTTTTGTTTAAAAAATTTGAAACATCTTCATTTGATATATCCCTAACCTCTGTCTTTCTTCCTATTATAACCATTGGAGATTTCCCAATTGATGCCATAATCTTTGATTCAACAATTTCTGGATTATGAATAATTTCATCTTCAAAAATGTGAATTAATTTTATGTTTTTATTTTTGCATAAATTTGTTTTATTTATATGATAACCTTTTAATTTTCCTCCACCATATTCTGAATGATAATAATTACCATTTAATTCAAATGCTATATTATGTTGGGGTAAAAAATAATCTAATTCAAATGGTTTAATTATTGTTCTATTGTTTTTAACAAACTCAATATTATATTTATTCATTATTTCTTCAAAAAAAACATTTAAACTATTATTATTTACAATTGGGTTACAAACTGGACATTTTATAACATAACTTCTAAAATATTGTGTGTGCTCAAATATACTATTACATTTTGAACATTTTAGTTTTGCAACCCCTTTTGTAGCAATTTCATCATTTAATAAAATTAAACCTAAATTATTCATTCTATTCCTAATATTTTCTAATCGTATTTTACCTTGTTTTTCCTTATAATGATTAGATTGTTGATATGTTTGTGTCCCATATTTTTCTAAAATATGAGCCTTCATATTATCTTTTGTTTTTTGTAATTTAAATGAACTATCAACCCCATATCTATCCATCATTGTCTTTTTCACTTTATCTTTAAATTCATCTAACCTTAAATGAAATCCTCCATACTTTTCATTCAAAGTAGTATTAAATTTATCCCTATTATTATAATTTTCATCACCATACTTTTCAAATTTTGTTTTATTTCTCTTAGCAACAATTTCATCTTTATTCAATTCAATAGTTGCTTTCATTGATGAAATTATCCTATTCTTTTCATTTTCATTTTTCATATAATGGTCAAATCCATATCTTTCAATTGAAGTTTGTTTTATTTTATTTTTAACAGATTCAAGTTGAAAATTATGCTCAACCCCATACTTTTCCACCATTGCTTTTTTAGCTAAATCAAGTCTATTCTGTTTATTAACATCTATTAATCCCCATTCTTTTCTACATTCATCTGAACATAATTTATTAGGTAGTATTTTTCTAACTTCAAATTCATTACCACAATGAACACAATTTCTTTTTTCCCAATACTTTGGATTTTTTTCTTTTTTTTCCATCTACTAGTTCTTTTGAATATAAATATACTAAAATAAATCAAAAAACAAAACCCCCAAATCTAATTAAAGAAATGGGGGTTTTGTTGTAAATATCCATCATTAAATATCTTCAAATGATGCGCCAGTGGGTGTTATGACAAATTCTAAAGAAATAAATTCAAGTGACCTTGTAGGTTTAATATAAATTTTACCACTCATTGTATTTCTATCTATATCCTCTGGGTCAGATGAAACTGTAACACGGAAATCAGTAAGACCACGATCTCTTCTAATGCCATCTAGGATTGGATTTACTGTATCCAAAAACTGTTGGCGGACTATCTGGTCATTTTGTTCAAAAAGTAGCCTCACAGCGACCGCAGAGATTAATTTACGTGCTTGCAATAATAACCTACGAACATTAATTCTATTCAATGCTGATTCTCTAACTTGTAATGTCTTATTTCCCCAGATTACAGTATTCACATCAGAGAATGTTGCAATTGGATTGATTCTTCCTTGATATAATGTATCCCTATCATCTTGGGTTAACTTTAATCTTGCTTTAACTGAATTTACCAATCCTCTATTATACCCTGCTGATGCAAACCAAGGGAATGCTATGTTATCAGTTAGTGCCAAGTTTCTGCAAACTTCTGCTGTTGGCGGAATATAAACTTGTGTATTATTCACTTGGTCTCTAACCAAAATCCAAGGATAATATGTTGCTGTATAATTTGAATCTATATTTGTTTCCTCTAATGATACAATTGATTCTTGTGGATATATTACATTATTAACATCTGTTGTTAATAAGTTTGCATCAGGTGTTGTAACAATATAAATTGCATCTGCTCTATCTGATTCAACCATATCAATGGCATTCTCAACCAAGTTGCTATTATTCACATAATCTATGCCTGGAGTGACAAATACATTTATATTTGTTGATTCTGGATTCTGGAATGTTAAAATTCCTTTAAGATAAGCATAATAGTCTGTTGTTGCAAAATCAATTGTGCCATCACCTTCTGTTATTTCCTTAAATGTTCCTTGACCAGTTGCAGCAGCATATTTTCCAGAAACAGATAATGCTCCTCTCATATAATCTGTTCCACCAATCTGATAAGAATCCCCATTTGTTCTTTTTTCAGAATATGCATCCCATCCATCAAAACCACCTTCAAAAAGCATTGTGAACTTTCTTGAATATAAATAATAATAAGGATTTGAATTGCTTTCAGGTTCAGCATTGAAACTTCCTGCACCAACTTGAAATGCTGTTTGCCCACTTGTTGTATAAGCATTTGCAATGGTAACAACGGTTGCACCTGAATCCATATGGAATCCTTTTGTAACCACATTCCATTCTGTCCCATCAGCAATAATGCTACTTGGATTTTGCTTTCCTTTATATATCAATAATGAATTATCATATCCTTGACTTGTTGAAAATCCAAGATATGTTCTTTTCACATTATCTGCTGATACCACATTGGATGAAGCAAATGGTTCATTATAAACCTCTTCATTATTGAAATAATATTTTGTCTTATATAATACGGTAGGGGATAATTTTGTTCCGTACTTTCTGTGGGGATAACCCATAAATCCGCAAGGTATTGCATCATAGGGGAATTCATCGCCCATTTCAAGCATAATGTATTTTGAAATTAGATTATATTTGCCATCACTTGTTCCAATCTTCTTTCCAATAAATGAATTCTGCGTTTCATCCAATGTGCAATTTGTGTATTTTTCAATAACAACTGGTGCTGTATCTGAATCATAAAAACTTCTAACCAATACATCAAATGTTCTATTCTTGAATGACATATTCACAATTGAAACCTTAACTTCTGTGTTGGCATTATTTCCATCAGATATTGAAATGAATTTGAATAAGTTATACACCTTATTTCCTCTCAATTCTGAAACAACAAATGGTGTCTTTGGTGATTGATATTTTTCAAGATACCAACCAATTGAAGTGCCATCTCCATTCCTTGCAGAATTTAAAAATTGCATGCTTGTTTTTAATCCTCTAATATAACCAAGTTTATATGCTTGGTTTAATAAAGTTGGATAATGCTCTTCAACAAAGATTGGAACATCATTTCTATCTTTTCCAAAATTATCAGTTCCCAATACATTTGTTATATAGTTTGAATTTGTTGGTTTTAATGATACATTGAATGTGAAATTTGAACTGGCTGTTGTATTTCCACTTACCACAAAATTTGCAAATGGATCACCACTCATTGTTGGGCTATTTGCTCCATCAATTGTTAGAGTATTACCTGTCAATGAATATATTTGACCATGATTAGTGGATGAATAACTTGTAATACCTCTTGACCTAATGGTTGCAACAACCATATCACTATAACCTGTATAAGCTGTTCCAGAGAACACATAAGTATTTCCTGTAACTGTTCCTGTAAATGCACCAGCAACTTGATTCCAAGCAGATGTTCTATAATAGAAAGAAAATCCATTATAAACATTTCCTGAATCATTTGTGAATGTTGCATAATTCCAAACATCATTTTCATCAACTGGTTTACCATTTGAATCCAATGAAACTGTTGTATCAAAATAATTATATTCTGTTAAACCTGATTGGGTTGAACCTGTTATTGAATTATAAACTGATACCGGAACTGAACCATATGTTGATGTCTGCCCTGTCAATGTATTTGAACCAGCCACATCATTTGCAAATGCTTTCAAATCATCATAGAAAGTTGATACTGCACCTGTGCTATTTGTATAAGTGTCAGATGAGAATGTTGTAAGAGTCATTCCATTTGGATAAGTCCCAGAAATTGCAAATGTTCCTGTTGTTCCTGTTGTTCCTGTGAATGAAATAGAAATTGATGAACCTAAACCAGTTGTTCCAGTTAAACCAATGGTTGAATTATTAACATTTGCAATGGTTGTTATCGACCATGATGGACCAGCATCATAACCAGATAATCCCAAAATCCTTGTAACATACATTTGGTTTGATTGTTGCAAATATGATTTTGCAATATATGCGGATTCATATTTTGGGATTTGCGTGTTGATATACTTTTCTGGTGATGTTCCACCAAAAAAAGTTTGAAATTCATCATAACTTGTGATAAAGATGGGCTCAAAGGCTGGTCCTTTGATTGTCTCACCTACCATACCTAACGTTGTTACACCAATACTCTGTGAAACAAAACTTAAATCTGTTTCAGATGTATATACGCCAGGTGATACGAATACTTTTTGATTTGCCATTATTTTTTATTATTTATTCATATAAATATCTAAAAAATAATCAAAAGGTATTATTCCTTTATTAATCTAATGGGAAAACCATCTTTTTTCCACATGCCACCTTTGCCAAATTCATGTCCAAAAAATAAAAATACATATCTGCATAAATTTTCATCAATGGATTCTTGTGTGAAATACGGTGATAATAAATCTAATGCAAAATTTCCATCCATATGTCTAAACCCAGTTGGCTTTGCATTAAACCCAAATTCATCTGTTCCACCAACATTAATGGTTGTTTCAACACCTTCCATATTTTGGGTTGTTGCTGTCCATCCATTAATTGATTTTAATTTATGCCCAGCAACATCATTGCCATTGGCAAGATTAATTAATATATTCCAATCATTATCTGTTGGAACTCTCCAACCAATTGGTGCAACATTTCTACCATCTGTGATAACCCAATAATTATAAAGATAATCATTGTTTTCATTGATGCAATATGCTGGTGATGTTAACTCATTCCATTCATTAATGTTGGGCACAAATGGAATATCATCACCATTCCTAAATTTTGTTATTGTTGCATTTTCTGTGGACCATATTTGAGATCCGATTTGAATTTCATTCATAATTTTTTATTTAAGATTATTTTGTAATTATAAATATTAGATATATAATTTAACTTATTATCTATTAAAGTAATCATTTTTTTTCTTAATTTAAATGTTTTATATGCTCTAAATAATCCTAAATATGAATTTATTGAAGATACAATCTTTTTCAAATCATTTTTATTAGGTTCATTATTTAATATATAGTTTACTTGTCTTATTTTTTCATAAAAATTACCTTTTGTTGAATTTTTAATGTAAATTCTATTTGGTTTAATATAAGAACCTAAAAAGGTAACTCCTTTATTATAGTGTTGTAGAAATATTTTTTTTGGATGGATATTTAATAGTAAATTTGTTTCCAAAAAAACTTTAATTTTTTGTATTAATGATATTAAATAATTTTTATCATTATTAATTATTATGAAATCATCAACATATCTACCATAGTATTTAATATTCATTTTTTCTAAAACCCATTTATCAAATAGATTCATATAGAAATTTGCAAAAACTTGACTAGTTAGATTACCTATAGGTAATCCAAATCCTGGTAACATACCAAATAAAGATTTTGTTTTTGGCAATGACACCCATTCAGATTTTTTTCCTTTTATTATACAATTTTTAATAGGGTTGTTATATACTATTTTTTTAATCAAAAAAAACATTAATTCTTTATCTGATTCAAAATAATTATCTGTAATATACAAATGTAACATTCTATATAGAATGTCTCTATTTATATGCATAAAAAACCCTTCAACATCTAACTTCAATATAAAACAATCAGTTGTATAATTTTTAGAACATTCTTTTATATATGAGTATATGTTTTTAACACCATAATGAGCACCTTTATTTTTTCTACAAGCATAACTATCATTTATAAATGTCTTTTCAAAAAGCAAGTTCATTTTTATTATAAAAAAATGATGGATTATTCTATCCCTAAAATCAGCAGCAAATATTTCCCTTTTTACAGGTTTGTTAACAATAAAAGCAATACTTCTTTTAGGTTCATATGAACCATCCAACAACTCATCCCTTAATTTAAATAAATTACTTTCATAATTCATTTCAAATTTTAAAGCATTAGTTGTGTTTCTTTTGTTTTTTCTACATTCATAATATGCTAAAAATAAATCTTTTGTTAATTTTTCATTTTGCATACAAAAAAACCTCTATGTTTTTGACATAGAGGAAACTTTTTAAATTTCTGAGACACCTAACCGAAAAACCGTTCAGAGAACTATTTGTATTCTGATTGAAAGTAGAGTTATTGTAATTCAAGTTCCAGTTGGATCCAGAGGACGTAGTCCAAAAGTTCCCGTTGTTACTGAAATTGTTCCAACTACCATCCGTATTACGGTTCCCGGGGGGGGTAAAAAACAACTACTTAAAACTTTGCTTCCAAGAAAGCGAGTTGTCAAATTTAAAATGTTCTCTTGTTTTTACCTTAATAAAAAACAACTCTAACATACAAAGTTTTTTAAGTGTTTGGTTTTGGTTTAGATAGAAAATTACTCCAACCAGTTATTTGTTTTGAAATATTTTCTATTTTTTCATTTATTTCAATAAAATTATTAACACTTATTTGTTTTAAGTCTTTTAATAACCTTACAATAATTCTAATTTTTTCAATTTTTTTTCTACATTTTTTTAAATATTTTAATTTATTATCACTATTAATTGCTATTGCAACACAACTCAACATATTTATTATGTTATTTTTTAAATTTTCACCAATGGTGTATTTATATTCCTTATTTAAATTTTTAGAAACATTAAATATTATTAAACTGAGTGAATATACACTTTTATATAAAGGTAAGTTTATTTCCATATGCAAACAATAATCCATAACAGAAGAAAGTCAAGCATCAATATTCAATTTCTGAGACACCTAACCGAAAAACCGTACAGAGAACTATTTGTATTCTGATCGAAAGTAGAGGTACCGTAATTCAAGAACCAGTCGGATCCAGAGGACGTAGTCCAAAAGAACCCGTAGTTACTGAAATTGGCCCAACTACCACCCGTACCACGGTTCCCGGGGGGTAATCCATTGAACCCTGATGAATTTGTCCCATTTCCACTAGACCATAATGTTGTTGATTTCATTTGTGTTCCAGCATTCCCTGGACTAAGACCACCAAGATAAGTGTTTAATGTTTCAAATTCAACATTTGTTGGCACATGATAACCACTTGGGCATAGATTATTATTTGCTGCACCCCCAACTGTGCTACCAGTAACAGCAAATTGGTTATAAACCAATCCATATGTTGCAGTATTAGCTGTTGTTCCATTAACCAATGCCCAATATTTATTTGATGCGGTTGCTGCTGCCCAAGTTGCATTGTTAACTTCTGATGCATTGCTTAATGGTGTGCCATCTTGAAACGTTTTTGTTTTCAAGTTTTCTGACATCCATATTTGATCACCAATCTTTATTATTTTATATCTATTACCATCCCCATCTGGCGGGGTTTGTTGATTGATAATACAAGTTTTTGAATACCCTGTAAAGTTAAATGAGAATACACCATATTCAAGAGTTTCAGGTGAGCCTGTATATGAATACGGAATTGTTTGTGTTCCAAGATTTGTTTGTGTTGCATCTGTGTATGTTACAGTATTACCTGTGGGATGGTAAAGGGTAACATTAGCATTTTCACCGGAATAATTTGAACTATTAATTTCTAATGGCATATATACATATTTTTATTTTATGGTTATCCACAAATCACAATTTGATAAATATAAATCACATGGATAAACAATTATTAAATCACAATTTGGTGCGGGCGTTTTACTTGGTGTTATTGTATTGGTAGGGGTTATAGTTTGTGTTGGTGTTTCAGTTGGTGTGATTGTGTTGGTTGGGGTTATGGTAGGAGTTGGTGTTTCTGTTGGTGTGATTGTGTTGGTTGGTGTTATGGTGTTTGTTGGTGTATTGGTTGGTGTTATTGTTCTTGTTGGTGTTATGGTTGGGGTTGGTGTTTCTGTTGGTGTTATGGTGTTTGTTGGTGTAACTGTATTTGTAGGTGTAACTGTATTTGTAGGTGTAACTGTATTTGTAGGTGTATTGGTTGGTGTCAAAGTGTTTGTAGGTGTAACTGTATTTGTTGCAGTGTTTGTAGGAGTTATTGTATTGGTAGGGGTTATAGTTTGAGTTGGTGTTTCTGTTGGTGTTATTGTGTTGGTTGGGGTTATAGTTTGAGTTGGTGTTTCTGTTGGTGTTATTGTGTTGGTTGGGGTTATTGTGTTGGTAGGGGTTATTGTGTTGGTAGGGGTTATTGTGTTGGTTGGGGTTATTGTGTTGGTAGGGGTTTC